CGGTCTGCCTGACCGAGGCGGTCTTATCAAAGGCGGCATAAGCCGCTAGTCCGGCAACCTCATAAGCGATGGCCGAACCGGCGTTGGAGTTGGTCTGGAAGGTGATGGTCGTCGCCCCAGCCTTGGCGTTATACGCGGCATACCATTTATTGCTAAGGGTTCCGGTAGTTTCAAACGGCGGAGCGGCTATAAGATAATAGACGTTCCCTTGGTTGTCGGTCGGCGGGCGCATCTCCTTATCTAAAAGCGCCTGCGTGGAGTCGTTCATCGCCAAAGCGACGATAATCGTGCTACCGGCGGTGATGTTAGAACCGAATACTAAGGTATAGGAGCTGGAAGCACCGGCGTTGCCGGAGGTCTGCCTCTGGAGGACCGAGATAGCCATGGTTGGCTAGCTCCTAGCCGCCGGAGTTGATAGTCAGAGTGTAGGTGAACTGAATCGCGTCGCCGTTAACGACGTTAATAGCCGAGAACACTTTGTGGTCCCACATAATAGGGCGAATTACGTAGGTGTTGGTGTTAGCCGGGTTGGCGCCAGCGGTGCCGTCAGATACTTTGTACCAAGCCGGGACGGTAACCACTGAAGTAGTGTTAGAAGTAACCAAACCCCATGAAGGAGTAGCGTTACCAGTGTTCTCAAAGATGGAGAACTGTTGGCCCAAAGCAGTGGTAGAACTAGCAGTTAGCGGAGTGGCTGTGACTGTGCCGGTAGTAGCAGAACCAGCCGTAAACGGCGAGCCGGTGGCATCGCTCAAAGCTGTAACAGCGGGCAGCGTACCACCATAGGCGAAGACACCCCATTCGGTAACGGCTTCAGAACCGGTATAGTTGACTGTCGCAACTGACTGCCACTTCTGTAAGTTAGCAGCGGGAACGAGCACCTGAGTACCGGCAACCGGTGTTTGACCACCTTGAGTGGAAGCCGTCTGGAGTTTGATGTCGGTAGCCGCAGCCGCAGTCGTACCTGTACCAGTGGCGTGGTATTTGAGGTTTCTCAAAATACTGTTAGGCGCGTTGGTGGGCGTCCAAGCAAAATCGTTAGCCATTGCCAACACACCGACGTTGGTGACTAAGCCGGAGCCGAGGTCTAGGACCTCTTTATTGCCGTGGAGTAGACGCTGGAACCAGTTGAGTTTGGTGAACTCTTTAATAGGTAGTGCCTTACCATTTCTTATAACCTTGACCTTTAGATTGGTTTGGAAGGCCATATCGGCCAAAATCTGCCCTGAGCCGCGCTTATCAGGCACGATAGCGAACCGGCCGAGTACAGGAAGTTTAATTAGTCTGCTTTTCACTTTTTTGTTTTTCCTTGTTAATTTTAGAGGATTACAAGCTAATTATACCAAACGCGTGTAATGTAGCAACTCCTCCAAGTCAATAATGGCTTCCTGATTATTTATCTTAATCTTCATCATCATGTCACGCTCGGCCTCCTCGTTGAGGTCCCAGCTCAGTTCTACGACGGACTGAAGACTATAATCCTTTAGGTGCGCGTGGCTGACTTTGTTTTTTGCCATGTCCATAAACTTCGGGGTTTCCCGAAGCACGGACATATCTTTAATTTTTCGGGTCTTCGCCATCTTCAATCCTTGCGATTATGTGCTGTTCCTTAGCGGCTTTAAGGCCGTCCCCGGCGTCAATCACCGAATAGCGCAAGAACATAACCCTATCGCCCGGTTTGACATCAGTCACCTCGTCGCCCACGGCTTCAACAACGCCAGTCGGCGGGAGGGTCTTCCAGTCTTCTTGTAGTAAAATGCCTGTTTCTGTTTGCGTCTTAGCCTCATCCGGCCTGATGAGAACTACATCGCGGAGTGGTTTCATATCTTAATTATACCTGCCTTTCTATCTATTTCCTCCACTTGGTCCATCGTCCATGTGCCTTTATATTTAGCCACGTAATCGTTCTCCAGCAGCAAGTTAGTCCGGCCAAACGCCTCTACAACTCTGTGGTCGCGGTCATCTAGGTCATGCCAAAGAATCTTGGCGCCGGGGTCTATATTAAGGTAATCGTGCGTCCAATGACTCTCGTGGTAAACCGAATCTTTTTTGGACTTAACTTCCGGTATAACAATGTGTTGTAAGACCTTGCGCTGGTATTTGCCTAAATACATGCCAAACGGGCACGGCTTATCTGTCAGCGCGACTGAGTGCGGGTGGTCAAATACTTCATCCAGCCAATCCAGACGTTTTAACTCCATAGCGTCATGGAGAAACAGGAACTCCTCCAGTCGCGTGTGCGTGAATGCCCAGTCAATCTTGCCCAACTCATACTGACCTTGGGTGATGACCATAACCTGATATTTACAGCCAGCTAGACTTTTTAACAGATTCGCAACCCACTCCTCGCGGCCGTAATCGGTACCAATGACTATTGCTTTTGCTGGTGCGGTTGCCATAACCTCTCCTTAATAAGTGTTGTAGAAATACCATCAGTATACGGGAGGTAGAGCAGCCCGATGCCCATTTGCTCAAATAATTCGGGAGTCATGTTTATCTGTGCCATATAGTCCTTTTTTAGCCAGTCCGAACCGATAGCTACTAGGTCCGGACGGATGCGGCGGATTAGGGTGCGCCCCGCCGAGCTATTTTTAAGCACCGTGTAACCGAGCGCCAGTATTAACTGGCTGCGCTCCTCGTAGGAGAACAGTGGTCTCTCGCCTTTATACTCCTCCACGAACTCATCAGTATTAACCCCGACCATTACTTCGCCGTAGTTCTCGCACTCGCGCAGGAAAGCGGCGTGACCAGCGTGGGGAATGTCAAAAGTCCCCATCGTTAAGATTTTCTTCATAGTTTCATTACCTTATGGACGCCATTATTACTCATCGGGTTACCCGGCGTCTCTACCTTAAAGTGCCCGATTCTTTCTTCCAACACCCCTATACTCAGGCCGAGCTGGTTAACCCTATAGCCAAAGTCAACGTCTTGGCGCCCGTAACCGGTCCCCGGCAACATATATATAGGTTCCCATTCCGGTAGCCCGTACTCTACGTTGTCCCTGAAGTACGGCTCGCCAAGCGCCTCAAAAACCTTGGCGCTGACCAGCATACAGCCCATACCAACAGCCATAACTTTGCCTTCGTGAATAAAGACCGTACTATCACGACCGGTTATTGGGTAGTCGGCGGCCACTACCGAGTGGACGCTAGATTGAAGTTCAATTAAAAGGTCGTCAAGGATGTGCTTGGGCAGTTCCATATCTTCTTCTACGAACCAAATGGCATCAGCACCGCCGTCCAGCGCCGCTTCCACCAGCGCGTTGAAACAATCGGGTATCGGGAGCGTGTGAGTAAATAAAAGGTCCCAGTCTATAACGGCGTGAAAGAGATTATCAAAAAGACCTTGGACTGTGCGGGAGTGAATCAGCCCGCGTGATGGGAGGCACGCTGCCAACTTTTTTACCATAACTTTAATATAACAGAAAAACCGCCCAAAGAGGGCGGTTAATCTGTCCGTCAATCCTCTCGGTTTAGTGAGAGAGACGTACGTCTACCAAGGCGTTGGTGCGCTCCGTCTTCACACCGTAAATTGTGTGAAGAACAGCCTTCATACCAATGGCATCTACGCTGTCTTCCATCTTGTAGGTGGGAGACAACTGCTGAGCCAAGCTCATCGCGCTCTTGTGAGCGAAGATGTTGTGGTAAACAGGCGGAGTACCGGCGACGTTAGTGACGTTGTTAGAGATGTATATGTCAAAGCCATATACTCGGCTAACCATACCGTCAGTAACAGCCGCGCCTTTATTTCCAGTCTGGTCGTAGGCGGCGTACTTGTTGACGTTCAACAGGTGGTTTTCAAGCAGCGAGTGGACCACAGCGAAGCGTCCGCTTCGGGGTACATCGTTACCATCTAACACCTGAAGGACTGCCAACATGTCAGCGTCATCAGCGACCGTACCGCAGTCTACGTTGCTAGCTGCATCTGAGTACAGAGCGGCTAGGTCGGTGTCAACGGCACGAGCAACAGCCTCCGCAGCTTGGTCTCGGAAAATGCTGGCTAGGTCATAGTTGGCCTGAACCTTAGCAAAATCCTCAATCAAGGTAGCGTAGTACTTGTGCTTGTTGATGGAAATGGAGATTGGAGTACCGAAATCGTTGTCAAAGGTTACGTTTGTAGACGCAGCCTTATCACGAGCGGTTCCGGTAGTATTGAACGGAACATTGATGGTGTCACCACCGCTAGCTACTAGCCCATCTCGGCGTGTAACCAAATTAGCGAATTGGAGCTTCTTAGTGAAGACCTTTTCAACCTCTTTGGTCCATACTTCTTGGACTAACTGAGCGGTTGCGGCACCTGAACCGGTAATATTTCCAGCCATAGTGGTGCTTCCTTCGTGTTTGTTTTAGTTGATATTAAAGAGCAAAGCGGTCAGTCAAAGACCTTAAAGACCCATACTGCGGCGAATTTCTGCCTCAATGGCGGGCCTGTTTTTCTCGTACTCCTCCGGGGTCATCTTGCGAATACCTATTGGAGAGAGGTCAACAGCGCCTCTTTTGGCGCCCCCGCTTGGTCTAGGACCAGTTCGGGAAGCCTGCTTCGCTACATTCTGAGCTGTGTCGGCGTTTCGGGATGTGGCGGCTCTTTCAATTAAAGCCATTTGGGAGTCCACGTAGTCCCTGTAACGAATTATCGGGTTATGGAACACCGCAGAGCCATCGGGCCTCTGTTCGTAACCGACTAGCGCTAAGTATTGTTCGTTGATGCCTGCGGCCAAGTCAGGGTCAAAGTCCTCACTGGTCTCATCCATCGTTGGGTACTTAGCTGTGACCCGGTCTGCGTCCACCTCAAAACGGTCCATAAACCGTTCTTGGACAAGAGCTTGCCTTTCGCCAGCACCTTGGCTGTACGCGTCTTTCGCAATGCGTTCCCTGTCTTGTTTAAGGAGCTGCAACGTCTCCGGGTCGTACTCCATATCATCTAAATTGACTGGCTGGTACGGTTTGTCCGGTTGAGGCCGCTGCTGGGAACGAGTCGCAAACTCGTTTCTTAGCTTCATAGCGAATTTTTCAACTCGCTTATCAAGCCGTGCTGAACCAGTAGATACAGTATCGTCTGGTTCTTCCGGGTCTTCTTGTGAAGGTGCTTCCGGTTCCCCGCCTTCCTCGCCGCCTTCTGGCTGCTCGGGTTGGGCTGGAGCCTGTGGCTCCTGTGGTTCCGGCTCTTGACCCTCCGGATTAGTTTTCTCTAAATCCTCATTCTCACTGGGGTCCATTGTGTTTCTCCTTTGTCTTTTATTTCTGCCCTCGTGTAGGACGGGCGTCCCCTGACCGCGTTAAAGGCTCGTGTCGTCGCCTAGGAAGTCTTTATTTTGGCTTCTTCAATGTAATAATAGCAACACTACTCGGAAAGGGTCAAGTCCCTGAAAATTGGCATACCGGCATTGTCGGTGCCAACCAATAGCTTATTCATCGGTAACAGGAAGCCGTGGGTATCAGGGCATTCGTCAGATATACAAATCGCTTCACGGCCCTCTTGTTTCCATTTATGCTTGCGCTGGCGCAGCATATCAAGCTTAGCCTCACGTTCTTGGTCCGTTAAGTGGGGTATGTATTCGGGCTGGTCAACCCCCCACTCTTTAGGAAGGCTGAATCTCGGTGGGGCCTGTTGGCGGTTTTCTTCGTTTTGCATCGTTTATCTCATTAACTACATCTTGGAAAGCGTCGTACTCAGCGATGATAGTAGAAGCACAAAGCCACCAGTTACCACGCTCCTCGGCGCTCATATCGGTCAGGCGCTTACCACCCGGGACGAACTGGCGATAGAACTCTTGCCGTTCTGCAATGAACGCGGTTATGCGCGGCCATTTCACTCGGGCGTTCCCAAGCTTAGCCAGTTCATCCTCTAGTGTTGTTGTTTGGTCTACAGGTTGCTGTTCTTCCTCGGGGAAGAAAGGTGATACGTCACCCACTAATGGGTTCGCCATGGGAGCCTCCTTACATATTTGCTAGGTTATCGTGTGCGGCTGCAATCATAGGATTAACCGGTCCGGCTTGAGGAGCTGGTCCCGACGGCCCCACTGGACCGGCCTCTGGTCCGGCTGGTCCCGCCGGAGCATTGGGTGGACCACCGGGCGGCATTATGCCGGGGTGCGATACACCGGAACCTACGTCTTCGGGAGTCAAGGTAATTCCTATTCGTTTAGCTTGTTGTATCTTACCAGACGGCGGTAGGTCCTTGAAATTAGTGCTGACCAATTCCGAAGGGTCTTTAGGCGGTGGCGGGGGCGGTGGCTGAGGTGGTTCTACCTGCTTGAAGAATCGCTCAACTCCTTGGACCCCGGCTAGATTACCGAGGACTTGGAAGATGTACTCAAAGTCGGGAGCTTTACCGGATTTCTCCATTTGGTCCAGCGCGCTGGGGAACTTCGCCATGGTGCCGAGGTAGTCTAGTATCGTCTGGATTGTGTCCTGTTTTGTGTTAGCCGCGGTTGTGCCGGGTTCTAGGTGGAAACGGAAACGCACGCCCTTAAGCGCAGCCGGGTTGATAGTCAGCCTGCCGCTTTGGCCGGAGCTAGAGACGCGGACCATCTGCATGATGTCGTCGTAACCGGCGTTCTTAATTGCCATTATGTCATCGGCCCAAATGTCTATAGGTATAGACTCGGTACCCATCTCAGGAATCAACGCGCACATGCACTCAATTAGTTCACGCAGGGCTGATTCTAGGTAGAAGCGGTCTTGGTTGTCACGGGTAGACTCGCGGGCTTGGTTCATCTTAAGCGCCTGCGGCGTCTTACCGAACATCGGGTCGTTAGTGTTGCCTTGGTTGAGCGTGGTGTCGGTCGTACCGGACTGGCTCATCAAAGAACCCTTAAGTTGGGTCATGGCTTGCTGGTAGGTAGAAAGCCCGGCCGTGGAGGTTTCTAGACGGCGGACGCTGTTGGGAATGGTCTCCATGATAACGGCGTCAGGGCCTTTATCTATGGTGTGCTTGATAACCCCGTTAGCGTTAACCACGAACGGCGGCATAATGTTCGTCTTAAGACCTTGGAAGTAGAAGTTGGTCAAACCATCCATCGCAAACTGGAGTGGTTTGTTGCGCTGGAAGTCGCCTAGGCCGTAGAAGTTGTCCATCAACGGTAGGCAGTACTTCAGAACAAACGGGATGCGGGACGATTTGTGCGGATTCGGTATGCGGCGGACTTCTTTATAGCCATAATCGGGGAAAAATGTCACCCATTCGCCATTTTTACCGCTCTCAAAGCGGGTAACCATGGCGATTTGGCGGACACTGGCGCTGGTTCGGACTCTATCAATCAAGGAATCGCGCATCGTGTCTTTTTGGCGGGTCGCATCCTTGTGCATTTGGATGACTTCGCGCAGTTTTTCCTTGTCCCAGTCCTCGTTTTCCGGAATGTCCTCTAGGAGGTCTTCTAGAGTCGGAATTGTGACGTAAGAAATAGCGTGGGCATAGTCCATGTCCAAAATGCTCGGCCGTCCGGCCTGCGGGATGAAGTTTCGCGGGTTCCACAGCCAGCAGTTTGGCCCGATGTAGCCGGTATTTGCCACGTCCCAGTCGTAAAACATCGGCATATAGCCATAAACTGAAGAATAAAGTTGCCAGAGGCGGATTTTCTCCAAAAATGGGCGCTGAGCGTTGGCGTTGAGGTAAATCCAGCGCTGAACGATGATGTCCATGAGCGCGCCTTTGCCATCGTCTTTCTTGCCAGCGGCCTTCATCTGCCCGCTTGGCAGTTGGCCGACGACCCGGGCCGAGCGTTCTATGGCGAGAGTCGCGCTTTCGCCGTCAGTTATAGCATTAGTTGTCTTTTTGCTGACCGAATCGTAGACCTTGCTGATAAGCATGGCCTCGTAAGCGTCAAAATCCGTAATGTAGTAGTCGTGAGCTTGCAGGTCTTCCTGAAAGTCACGCGCTAAAAGGTACTCATCGGTGCCTTCTTGCGGTAGTTGGGTTTTTGTTTTGTCCATTATAGGAGTCCGTACTCGTTAAATTTTGTTTTTATTATTGGTTGTTCCTTCTCAATCTTACCATATTTCATAAACAAAGCGAGGTAGCGCAGAGCGTCTGGACCGTGGTCATCTTTCTTGATTGGCAGCTCACGCGGGTTGGTCTTGCCTTTGTCTTCGGGGTACTTATATTGCTCCACTTCCCAAATGAAATTAGTGCATTGGGAGCTAACGAATAATTTGGGTTTTGGCTCACCAACTAATTGAGTGCGGGGTTTGAGCCGCTCGGCAATTAAAGAGATGCCGGTCGGGATGGAATCGCCGCCGGACTTACTGACCGGCGTCACCGGAAGCCCCTGCATCTGCAAGGTGGCAATAGACTCCTGCTGGGCTGAGTCGCCAATCATTAAAGCGATACGCCGCCCCGCAACTTTGTTTCGTATGATGTCCGCAAGGTCGGTGGTGATGGTGTTTCTGGCGTAGATTTCGTCAAAGACCCACCAGTTGTCATCGTAGTCAGCCAGTACAAATATGACAGCGGTGGGATTGTCCCAGCCGAAATCAATGCCCGCGTAGATAATGCCCTCAGACGGTACATCTTCGGGTCGTACCATATGGACCTTTCGGTTGAACTGAGGGTAAACGGCGCCTTCAACCGTTCGGAACTCCAGTTCGTACTCCTGTAAGAAGGTAGAAAGCCGTCCACGGGCTTCGTGTTCTTTGCGGACCTTATCAATGAACTCTTTTTTGACAATCGGGTTGTCGCGCCAAGTGGCTTCAATATAGCCCCATTCGTCGGGATGGTCCCGGGCGTACTCCACCATGTCGTACCAGTGGTTGTAGCCGTACGGTGTGGACATAAAAATTGCCCATCCATTCGTAGTTGAGAACATCGGCTGGTACACAACGTCCCATTGCTCGGGGTTTTGGCGGGAATATTCGTCAAAGATAATCCCGTGGGCGTAGAAGCCTCGGTGGGAATCGGCTTGGTCGGAGCCAAGTAGCTGAATAGACGAACGAGGCTTGCTTTCGTCATGCTCAACGTGTACCCAGCCAAGTCCCGGCAAAGCCAAATCGCCCTTGATGTAATTGAACGTAACAGATAAGTCATTGGCATTGGTCTTATAAATTAACTCCTTTGGAATCATGTGGATGTATTGTTTCCACACAACCTCCTTAGCCTGTGTGTAAGTTCGGAAGACGATGAAGTACCGGCCCTGCTTGTGCACGGCGGAAATCCAAGCGTGCTGGACACTCCATAACGTCTTACCGACCTGCCGCCCCCAGTGGAGAAGTATTCTGTCGTGAGTCTGGACGGCGTTATGAGCTTCGGCTTGCTTGGCGTGAGGCTTATAGACCTCCGCCACCTGCTAAACCTCTGTCTCGTATTCTTCTACGATAACCGGCATACCGCCGATAACCGTCTGTTTGCGAGTAGCCGGGCGAAGCATTGACTTCTTGGGTCGGAAGATTTCTTCCATCCAAGCCTGAAAGCGCTTCATGCGAACCTGATTAAGCAGGCCGCGCATATCTAGGTTTTCAGGGTCAATGCCCATGTCTCGGGCGAAGGTCCTAGCCAGAGCTTCGTCTTCGGTGAAGAAAGCTTCTTTGACCAAGTAACGCTTGCCTTCAACCAGATTGTCGTCTTCATCAAACACCTTACGATAAAGCGTCAGCTTAAACCGCGGCTCTTGGACGAAGGTGCCCCACTTTGTTTCGTAGGTCGTTCCTTTTACTTCCCAAGTCATCTCGTAGTTGGAGGGTAGGTTGTACCGCTCCAGCGATGGCAGACCCATCAAGAAGTCTACCGGGCTAGGGTAGTAGTCAGGGTCAATGGGGTATTTATTAAGAACGCCAACAGCTCGTCCCTGTTGGCTTACCTCTACTGTGCTTGGCTCCGAAGTCACCTGAACCGAATTTGGTTTACCCGGCTCCTCGGCTAGCTTTTGTAGCAGCCGCTCTATTAAATCGGCTGGCACTTCTACGGTTTTTGTTTCACTGACAACCTCATCGGGGGTGTCGGCTTTTTTGTCCGCCATACTTTTTGTTCTCCTAATTGTTAGTTGTTTGCTTTTTTAAGGGAGTGTTTATTTTAACAACATTAACTCACGAGTATAACATGGTTGTCAAGCCGCTTATTCTAAAGGACGACCGATGTTCTTGAAGTATTCACGCGTAGCAAGGTCAATGTAGGGTAAGAATTTTATAGGGTAATCACCCTTGAACATCATCCGCCAAAGCGCCGGGACAACAGTCATCCCGCGCGTGACGCTCGGATTAGGTTGGTGCTCCACGTGATTAGCCCGTTCATCGGCAAATAACATCAGCTTCGTGTTGCGCGGGCGGAACTCGTAGGATTCTTCTCCGAAAGCGACCTGTATTAAATCGCTTTCCTCAAAGCGGCTCATGTCCGGCCAATATTCCCAAGGGAAGTGCAGCTCGCAGAGTTTTTCCCAGTCGGCGTCTAGGACATTTAATTTATGGAGGGTTTCGCCGTCGTTAAATTCAATGTGGTTATCATAAGGGTCCTCAAAGCGCATCAACGTGGTGTTAACCCAGTTGCACTCCAATTTACCCATAGAGGTAATGACTTCGCAGACCGGAGTTTCTACCTCTATCTCAAGGTCAGGCCGTGGCTCAGGCTCGGGTCGTGGGAGTGCTTCCATGGCAACCTCAACACGAGTGGCTCTGTCCTACGTATTTACCGCAGTTGGGGCACTTGCTTTTCATTAAAGTACTCCTAGGGCGCGCAAGGCCCAGATACCTACGATGACTAAGAAAGCTATAGCGATTGCTCGTTCTATGGACATTTTATTTTCCTTTTTGTTAATTACTAACAGCTTTATTATAACTCCAAAAAGAAAAGGCGCCAGCCCTTGCGAGCCAGCGCCCAATCAACTCCGCGGAAAGCCCCGCTCCCCTCGGCCCGGCTTAAGCGGCGCCATCTCGGCCGAGCTTCCGAAAACGGGAGGCGCGATATTTATACTAAGTATTTGTTGTAGCCACTGTCAATAATAATTTTATTTTCCCATAGGGGCCGCCTTATCCCCGGTAGGATTTGACTTACGAGACGGGCTCCTTGTAGCTGCCTTCCTGAGCAAGCCGGGTCGGGGGTCTGGCGGCCAGCAGTTGCCCCCACTTGAGGTCTGCCCACGAAGGACTTTTCTTGGAGTTTTGTTAGCTTTCGCTACAGGCTCCGAACTGTTTTTAAGGAGTACGGAAGTGATTAAAGAAACCAATCACTTAGTGATAAAAATAACAAACATAAGCCCTTGACGATATGGTGAAATTGTCTACAATATCTAGTAGAGAAACCAACCAGAGAAGCGCCTTCTAGACGGGCGCTTTTTTGGTTGTCTCTTTGATATAATAAAAACATATGCAATAAACTCCCATGCGTAAAAATACAAGACTGCACCAGACTGTTTCTTGTGAGGGTAAAAGACAATTTACCTCCTACTTAGAAGCGCAGCGGTTCCTAAAATCCCGGCATAAACACTATAAAAAGAAAACCCACAAAGCCCTCGCTATCTATAAATGCGACTACCGCGGCGAAGGCCACCATTTCCACATTGGCAATAAAGTATTAAAGTATCAGATATGAGAAAAACAAAACCAAAACTCACCGATAAAGAAAAAAGTGCGCTAGACGAATACATAGCCGACCCGAAGATTTCCAAGCCGGAAGCTGTGCGCCGGTCCAAATATAACGTCACTAATAACCACTCCTCGCAAACTATCGCCGGAAGACTCTTTAATAAACCGGCGGCTAAGCGGTATTTAGAAGAACAGGCTGAAACGGCTGCTAATAACATCTTTGAGATGGCGAACGACAAAGCTATAAAAGCCGAAGTCCGCCTAAAAGCAAATCAGGACATCCTTGATAGAACCGACGGCAAAGCTACCCAAAGGTCTATAAACCAATCCCAGACTGTCAAAATCGTGGCTGATTTTACTGGGGGGACGGCTGGGCCTGCCCCTGCCCCGGCACCGGGTCCGATTGACGCTTCAGAAATTCCCGAAGCTGAGCTTTCGCCTTCATCCGTTGATGGTTAGTCATATCGGCAAAAAAGAACTTCCAATGCGGCTCACATAGACCGTCTTTATCAGCAAAAAGCAGACAAGCATCAATTTTGCAGCGAATCTTTGGTTTCATCTTTCCCCCTGCCCTTCACTTGTTCTGCCTCAAACAGCGCCACCCGGCCGACATCGGACAGCATTAAAAGACTTCTAACTTTTGCCTTCTCAACCATGTCATTAAACTCCCTGTCAGAGATTCTCCAGCCGGGTTCGTCGTGAAGCGAAAACTGCTCGCTCATACGTTCTTAACGAGGACGTAGACGATGGCCGTATTAAGCGCCGAGACATTCCCTATCTGGTAGCCATCCTTAAGAGCCAGCTCCAAAGCATCGGCATCAACCCTTTTCTCAACGTATAGAACCTTGAAATTAGGCCGCTTAAAACTTAAATCCTTCGCAACTAATGGCTTAGCCATCCTATACCCCTAGAAACTTTCTTGCGGCTCGCTTGCAGCCCCACTTAGTTATATATGCTTCTCCAGAGTCTCCGACGATTCTACCGTTTTTGGCTATAAGCCGCCAACGCCAACCATCTTGGGAGCGGTAGACTTCACACTTCATTAGATTTTTCCCTTCTTCTTATTACGATATATAGGTTCCACGACGGAACCTTTATCCATTACCTTGATTACTGGGCCAATCATTTTTTCTATCTCCTTTTGCTCTTTAGCGGCCCGGTTGTATTTGGCAACGTCAGTCCCATAGATGCAGTCATGCAGCCAGCGGGGCTTGTCTTCAATGGACTGGTACTTTTCCCAGTCCTTATCGCGTATATAATGTGTAACTTTTGGCATGATTGGCATGATTTGTCATAAAACAGGGTGAGCACAATAACTAAGTTAACTCTGACTTCGCTCCCCGCTCGTCAGCGGCGTATTGCTACACAGTGCTATTGCTCCTAGACCCGCTATTGGCTAGCCAGCCTCAGAATCTAGGCTCTCGGAAAACCCGTTAAAGTGCTCAATGTAAGTATACCACTATCGGTATACGTATACCACTTTACCGCAAGTTCTATGGCTGTAGGCCCTACTGGTTCCCACGAGTATTTACAGATATAGCCTTGATAATCATTATCCCAAGTCTTACATGTTCTGCTGTGTTTACCAGCTTGGTGTTTATGAATTAATTTCCACCAAGGTTTGTGGTCTTTCATTGTCTTTAAGTATATCATTCATGAAATGCCCTATTAGAGAGAGGATGGATGATGGAACCTTTTGCTTCGCATATACGTACATAGAGACGTGGCGGGAAACGCGCACGCCACGCAAGCGGGGGTGGGTGCGCACGACAAACACTACACCATATGTGGGGTGGTGGTAGTTAGCTAGTGTTGGCTAAGGTGTTAATCATGTCGGTTAATGTAGATTGTGCGACACTAGCAGTCTGTTGGTAGGAGTGCTAGCAGTAGGCGTGTGCTTACGGAGAACTATCACCGCTAGCTGTTACGCTGTGCTAACTAGCTGTGTTTACTACAACACTATACAACTACGCTCTAGCTTACTTACAGCTTACTCTTAGCTGTGTTTATTATTCCATTAAGGGCAAGCATGCGTTGTGAATAACTCTACACTTACCACTGTTGCGCCCCTGTTAGATTACCTGTTGCTATCATTATACCTCTGTTTACCCCTGTTGTCACCCCTGTTATCGTTGTAGTTTAGTCAACTGAGGTCAACCACTGTTGGCTGGACTGCATTTCCCTATTGACACGATTGACAAGCTGTGCCATACTGGGGTCAGGTCAGGGCAACCAGCCCCGACCAGCACCTTTCAAACAGTTCTCAACACCTTTCGCAAGGAGTTTTACCAGTAGCCATATTCGGCGGTACTCCTTAGCAACAGAGGTCAGAACTGAGGTCAAGCACTTTAACAAAGAGGACTAGAACAGAGGTCAGCGGTAGTTACAACAACCGCCACCGAAGTTAGCACCGAAGATGTAACCCCTTAGTAACCTTATCACTTAAGAGGGAAAATATACTGCTAATAGATGGCGTGAGGTAACTCTGAAAACGGCTGAACAGAGGTAGGACTGATAACCCTACCAGTGAACCCACTCTGGTAATGCTAGCTGTAGCCACCCCAATTCCATGATAATACTTGCGTATTATACCTGTGTACAGGCGTATCGGCACAGGGGTCAAGCTCTGTTTTACACCAGTTTAACAGATGGCACTAAACCACAAACGGCGCAAGGGGTGAATACTCTGTATAGGCAGGGGCGCGAGCAAGCATAACGCGCGCTCGCGAGTGGGCGCAAAAGAGAGGGGTAACTATATGCACGACTTCAACTTCTATGACGCTATAAGCGTAACCTACGAGGTACTTTAAGATGACACCAGCACTCTTAAGGGAACTAATCAAACAGGGCAACATAGTCAAAGAGATAACCTTAGTCAAATAACAAGCGATTGGTAAGAACCAACTAATAACACCTTGCGCTCACTCGTGGGCGTGTGTAAACACGCTATAAAGCGACACGCCCGCCGGAGTGGGTAACCACCGGCGCAAATATCAACTTAACGCGCCCCAGATTGGGGTACAAGGAGTTATCTGATGGGTAACAACATCAAGCGCACGAAACCCGTGCGTAAGGCGACCTTTAGCGTCAAGCTAAAGAGAGGGGTAAGGGTATTTACCCCTGTAAATAAGAGGGCAAAGAGGTACGCAAGAGGATTGGGCAAGCGCAAGCTGAACGCCAATGACTTGCGTACTATCAATGCCAACGGCTCACGAGCGTATGTGTACACCAGCACAGGTACGCTGACACGAGCAGTCCTATAAGGACAGGGGCGACAATATCAACTTAACGGGAGATAAAGCTATGAATAGCATAGTAGATTGGGCTTTCCCTGTCTTTGTAGGCGGGATTGCTCTAGCGTTAGCTCTCTTGGTGATGTCGGGGGTATTTGTATGACACGCCAGCAAAAGAGAGAGGCGGTTGCCTCTGTCACAGAGATGAGCAAACCGCATTTCGGGCTTAAGGGCATCAAGTTTGAGTTTGAGGCAAAGTTCGGGCGGTTTGAGCGAGGGGGCGATTTGTGCGATTACTGCGAGCAAGGGAGTAACCTCTGTGGTTGTTGCGAGGGTGACGGAAGTCATTACTGTGATGACTGCGAGAGTACGGGCGATGTCCCGTGTACTCACTGTGATGGCGAGGGTTATCACAGAGACGATGACAACCCTGAAGCAGACCGCAACGAGTGTAGCTACTGTGATGGCACAGGGCGTGAAACCTGCGAGAACTGCGCCGGTGATGGTCGCTACGAGTGTGGCGACTGCGAGGGCGAGGGTCGTGAGGTTTGCAGCGAGTGTGATGGCGATTGGGGCGGTCAAGAGGGAATTGAAAACCCCTTTGTAGACGAGGTTTACTGCCACGACTGGATTTTAGAGAGGTTAGCTGAACACGGTTTAGCTGAACGCTCAGACGAGGGCTATAGACCTGAACAGCACCGCGAACCGATAGCCCGACAGTGGAAACCAAAATACCCGATTACTTACAGCAAGGTGTACAGAGATGGGACAGTGGACACGGAGTGGACAATTACACTCCTGTTAGACGACCCCAAAAATGTACTGATTGCACCGAAGTTAATTGAGGTTTGGAACGCACTTGGCGAGGAAATAAACAGAATATGCGGAACCGAAACAGATGTGTCTAACGCCGGTATGCACATTGCCCTATTACAGGGCAACGGCGCAGTTTACCCTGCGCGTACTGAGCAGAAGCACTTTAAGCGGTTTGAGAACTTCCAAAAGAGCATGATACTGCTCATGCCCGCGCTGTACTTCTTAGGGTCAACCAATGAACACAGCAGGGCGTTGAGTTATCGTGCGCCAAAGATAAGTTGTCCAGAGATGGGCATAGGTGAGAAATACAGCGCAATTCACTATCGGAGTGCCTCGCTGGAGTTTAGGGTGTTTGACACCTGCTACGAAACCCCTGATGCGGTACTGGACAATGTGGTAGTGATGGCTAACTGTCTAAAGTACTGGCGCAAGAATTATCGGCGCAATTACCTAGACAAAATCACCACTAGAATTGCCTTTGGCAAGGACAATGGTAACGAACTCAAGCGGTTTTACATCACCTCTGAGCATATAGACCTGCTCAATCGTGGGCTAAAGCTGATTAAACCAAGCTATTACACCATCAGTGAGGTTAAGAAACAGCGCAAGTTTACGGTAACTAAACGCCAGACCAACAATGTTTTGGCTGAGGTGAAAAAGCAAGCTGAGATTGAGTACAAGGAGTACGAGAAGCGGTTTAGTTGGGAGCTGGTAATGACCAGACACAACTACATACGCCGGTACGCTGAGGAACGCATGTTTAACATAGACCACCGGACTAACCCTGTGGACGCACCAGAGCAGGAGTTACCGGAACTAGAAAAACGCGCAGAAGATGAAGCCAAGCGCAAGGCACTAGAGAAGATGTCCTGCGACATATTCACTGAGCGCAAAGTAAAAGACTTTAACGAACACGGCATTGGCGATTACCGTCTAGCCGTAGAAGGGAGCATGTAATGTGCGGAATTGTATATGCTCAAGACTTTAATGGCAGACCCGTCAATAATGGCGTGTTGAACTTGTTTGACAAGCAACGCCATCGTGGTACGCAAGGTTTTGGGCTGTTTGATGGGCGGGAGAAACATATCGTAAAAGCGACTAAAGAGGACAAGATACTCAAGTGGCTAGTCAATTACGACAGCGATATACTCCTGTTCCATCATCGCTACCCGACAAGTACAGACAACACCAAGCGCAATGCACACCCGTTTAGCACCTATGATTACTTCGGTGATAACCAGTACATCATGGTACACAACGGGCATATCAGTAACTCGCGCAGTTTAAGAGAGGCGCATGAGGAGTTAGGTATTGTGTATCGTACAACGAACCCTGATGACAGCTTTAACGACAGCGAAAGCTTACTTTGGGACTTGGCTCTGTTCTTAGAGGGCGAACAGAAAGAGATAAAAGCTTACGGCGGCATGGCGTTTGTATGCGTCAAACTGCACAAGGGCAAGCTAGACAAGCTGTACTTTGGGCGTAACAGCTACCCACTGAATATGTTACGAGCCAAAGATGGGCTTGCACTATCTAGTGAGGGCGTGGGCGAAAGCATAGCTGATGACACGCTTTACACTTGGAACTATCAACTAAAACGGCTGACCAAGCGCAAGGTAGACATACCGCGTTACAACCCCGACTATGACTACGACTACAACAGTAGTAGCTATAACTATGGGCGTAACTACGGCTACAGTAGCATTTACCCTTACCGAACTTCTGATTACCAGTTACCATCTGGCGATAGAGATTACAGCGAGGGCGATAGCTACAGCGACGGCTATGACTACGAAACTGAGGCAGACGAGGACAACGAGCTAGACAGGTCGTGGTACGAACACCAGCACATCGGGGACATCATAAGGGAGCGTTGGGGTGAACTCTCAAATGGCAAAACCTATGATGAGATGACCGATGAGGAAATTGCTGAGGAGTTTGAGGCGTACTACGCCGAAAGCTATACACCGTCGGAAACGGAAGTTGAGGCGTTGGCGTTGAACTACCTGTCCCAAGCTGATGGTAACTTTGAGAAAGCTTACCAAGAACTAGAGGACGACTACATGCAAGTGGGTGAGGACGCTCAGACTGTACAGGAGTACGAGTCAATACGGCTGTTTGAGGCGGCGATGGAGTACTTGTGTACTGACCCTGAGTGGCAGAGCGACGCTAGCGTATCAAGCATGTGGGAGCAGGGTCAGTTGGCGTTAGCTGGCGTTTAAGGTAACATGAAGAAAGGAAGTCAACATGGGGTATGTGAGAGAGCTTGAGAACGAGCCGACAGATGAACTCATCAAAGAGCGAGAGAAGTTAATGGACTTGCTTACGCCCAACGGCGTAAATTGGGACAAGTTAATAGACCTGCTTGAGATTGAGAGAGAGCTAACTTTAAGGGAGCAGAGGTAAGAATATGAGCAAGCGAACATGGGTAGTCCAGCTAGTCGCACAGATTGTGCAAGACGGCACACGACAGCCGGTGCAAACGGCTGAGATTATCGTGGAAAGACTTACGGAGGAGGGGTTGCTCCATTTAGGTTATGGCGACAGAGATGTTGACCAAGTGGTAGAGAAGTTTGCCGATACGTTTGGTACTACCAAAACATCACGCTATGACAGGTACGCAGCCCGTCGCTTGTGCGCGAAGTATGACGCGCAAGCGGTATGCGGGATAATTCACTTGCTCGGACAATTCACCGACCACAAGTATGCGCCGGTCGTCGGTAGCATTACTCAGCTTGAGGAAAAATGGGTGTCGGTGATGAACTTCTTACGCAAGATGAAGAAGGAAGGGGAAGTGATTGATGTGTAAGTACAGAGATAGGCGCGCTCAGATGGCAGACGCTCCGTACTATTTCATCTCCTATGATGAGTGGTCGCGGGCTGAGCCGATAGAGTTTGCGTCTATTACCACATCGGCAGGCACGGAGTTATCTGACGCACAGTTGATGCAAGCATATTACCAGCTTGAACCAAGCGTTGAGCCGTCGCCTGACTTAGCAACTAACATATACGAAAGGGTCTTACAATGGTCAAGAGAATACTCCTCGCCATCGCAATCGCAATCGTGATACCAACCGTAACCGCAGGGGTCGCCCTTGCGATAAGCAGTTGGCTACAGCCGAGCGTAGCGATAAAGCAAGGCAATTCAACAACCTTACAGAACCCGAACACACATTTGCAGGGCAGTAACTATCAGTTACAGGGGAGCAATGTCAATGTACAGGGTCAATGAGAGGGTTAAGCAACATCGCCTAAGCCCTGCTCTGGTTATCGCCGGAGTGGGGTTAGGTATATTCGCCATAGAGATATGGGCAATTCTCAATGTCTTTAATTGGGCTATTGAGATAGGCATGAAACTCTTTGGCTCAACAGTAGTTGGGGGGAACTAATGGAAACCTCTGAGTACTACTGGGAACTCGTGCAATTTGACGGAACACGCCTAGAGATACCACCGCAAGCGGTGGCAACGGTCAGGCAGAAGTTAGAGGCAGGAGAGCCAATCTCCACTCGGTCTATGGTGATACCATCAAACCAAGTGAAGTCTTTTAGAAAAACAGATAAGCCATACACCGACCAAAAACTCATAGAGGAAGCGGCGCAGGCGTTTAAGGAGCCGATTTACACCGAAGTTGAGTACGCCGGTATGAAGTACACGGCGGTTAAGGCGCGGTGGGTAAAACAAAAGGTCACGCAGAGGAAGTGGGACAGTTGGTACGCCCCTAGTAGCTACAAGCGTATAGGGGACGCAGAGGATGGCATGGTAACGATTGCCTATGTTCTGCCTGTCCACTCCATTGACTTGACACAAGTCCAATATTGCACCCCTGAAGAAGTTGCAAAACTGGAAAGGGGTTGACACAAGTTGACAATCAGAGTAAAGTAAGGAGCGAGATATGACAATTACGGTATCGGCTAAAAGCCTCCGGTCAGGCAGGAATATCGCTAGAGCTGGCGCAGACATCGTGACAACACGGCGTTACAGGGGCGATATTAACTGGGGTAAGCGTGTTGCCAACACGCGCCTCAATTCCGATATAAGCACAGTGACCAACAAGCGGGTCATGCGAACGCTGTTCGCAGAACACAATGTGCCTATGCCGAAACTGCTCAGCTTTGATGAAGCGTATGAAGCGGTGAAAAACGGAGAGACGATAGTCGGCAGACCAGACAGACATACAAAAGGTAGAGGGTTTTGGAAAATAGAAACAGTCGCGCAACTACTCCGAGCAAGGCGTGGGACAGCCAAGAAACGGGCAGCCACACACTACATGGAGTTTGTTAACGCCCCAAGAGAGTATCGGGTACATATCTTTAAGGGTATGAGCATCCGCATCTCTGAGAAAAAGTTTGGGGTAAAAGGCGAAACATCAACGGGTGATTACATCACCATCAAGCCGACCCATAATATAGGTCATGTACGCCAAGCCGCCCGAAAAGCGGTGAGGGCAGTTGGGCTAGACTTTGGGGCGGTAGACATCTTAGCCAACGACCAACAGTGTTGGGTACTAGAGGTAAACAGCGCGCCCGGATTGGGCGGGAGTTTACCAAAACTGTACGCAGATGTGTTTAGCCGTTGGGAAAGGGGTGAGCTATGAAAGTCTATAGACCGAAGTATCTCATCGGGGGCGATAAGATTGACGCTCCCAAAGACACGAATTGGGTTGCTGTACCGGAAAAGTACAGGGGCGAGCCATTCAGGGTTGAGTATGGGGCTACCTCTATGCTCATAAAGGACTGGCTCAAAGATGCGGTAATGATTAAAACCTTTGCCGACAAATTTGCCACGCCCAGCAACGGACGACCCAAGTACTACCGATTGGGGTACTTTCAGTTCGTGCCTGACAGAGTAGAAGTAAACTAAGGAAGGAGAAACATATGGGCGGAACAATGTTAGGTGGTAAGCGCGCAGCTATCACCAACAAGCTCAAATACGGTGACGACTTCTATGCCCGAATAGGGGCAATAGGCGGTCGCAACGGACACACAGGGGGCTTTTACGCCCGACGAGATATAGCCAGTAGTGCTGGCAGAAAAGGTGGGCAAATCTCACGCCGAGGGGCTGCTACCAAAAGAGAGAGCAACGCCACGCTGGGCTACCCACGCAACGCCAGTCCTGCCGAAAAGAGCTATCTCTCCCGCTTAAAAGACCGAGTGGGCGTCTAATGGCGTTCCGTGTCTTAGAGCGTGACCTTTACAACGGGAAATACCATCTCGTTCACAACCCTCTAGCGAGAGGGCGACAGGCGCGCTATACGATAAACGGTACGGACAAGCCCAAAGGGGTAACCACCATTTTGGGCGCAACACTAAGTAAAGACCTCATGCAATGGGCGGTAGATAGTGCCATGATTTACCTTCAGGCAAAGATACCGCTTGTCACCAAGCAAGACCTAGAGATTGCAGCGGTGGAGTACATCAGACTGCGTGACGCTGGGGGTAGCACCGGCTCAGAAGCGCACGAGATGGCGGAGCAATTTCTGATGTTCGTCTCCGAGGGCAAAGAGGGGGCTTTTGTCCCCAAGCTAGCCAAAGAGCCGAGCCAAGACGCGCGCAACGCCTTTAATGCGTTCGCCGGTTGGTACTATCAGACGACACCGCGCGTGATAGGGGTTGAGGAAAGCATTTACTCGCCAACCTATAACTACTGTGGCACTTACGATGCCATCATGGAGATAGGGGGCAAGGTGTACCTATGCGACCTCAAGACGACTAATGTCAGCCGCAAAGCCCCAAGAGGCATTTACGCCGAGCATTTCATCCAGATGGGGGCGTATGCCCTTGCTTATCTGGAACAGCGTGAATTTGAGGACAAGAACGGAGGTACGAAGTTACTAGAGATTGACGATTTAATGTTAATCAGCGCCAAGAAAAACGGCGCGCTTGATGTGGTGGCTGCCTCAGACCTAGGTTTGAGCGTGGGTACTTGCATTGAGATGTTCAGAAACGTAATCAACATCTATCATTTCATGACGGATGTTACAGAAAAACTGGGAGGTAAGTAATGGTGAAAGACACCAATAGCACCCCTACCTATGAGGTAGAGAGGGGTGTGCCTATTCCCGACCCGCCCAAAGGCTCAGTCCCACTGAGCAGCATGGGGGTTGGCGATAGTATCAAGTTCCCTATAGAGGAACGCTCCCGCGTATTGTCTAGCGCCAGTAAGCTAAAGACCCGCAAGGGTATGCAGTTTACGGTCAAGACGATAGACCAAACAACCTGTAGAGTATGGAGGATTAAGTAATGCCGAGACTAAATGTAACGACCAAGAGCGCCAACCAAGTGTGGGCGTCGCCGGATGGGCAGAGGGCTATCTTTGAGTTAGTCCTTGACTACGCCGGTAAGCAATTCAAGGCGAAGACCTATTCCAAAGCCATAGCTACGGTAGGTTGGAGCGGAGAAGTAGAGACAGAGGAACGGGCTGGCAAGTTCGGACCCGAGACCTTTGTCAAACAGCCCCAAAAAGCCGGAGGATTCGGTGGTAACAGGGGCGGTCAGCAAGACCCGTTTGCTATGTATCTAAGCTATGCCAAAGACCTAGCCGTGGCGTTTGTTACCCTTGAGGGTAAGCTAAACCCCACAGAGTTCAAGAAGGCCCTAAAAGCCACTATTGAAGGCGGCAAGGCGTTGTACGAGTCCCGACCAGACGCTCAGACCAATACGGCTGGGCAGGAAGGCACTCAGGAACAACAGACAGCTAGCGACAGTCTAGCGACGGTCAAAGAAGTAATGGGTGATGATGTCGTAGTGGAAGATATCGGTGACGAGCCGATAACTATGGACGATTTGCCCGACCTATAGGAGTAGCCTATGACAAAACTACAGATACCGGCCAGCGTGGTGGACATGAAACCGCGCTTAGACCGGAGTTGGAAGTTGTCGTTTGAGACCCGCGAGCTTAACGGCGAGCAGGTCAAAGTCCTAGCCGATAATCTCCAAGGCGAGGGCTGGCTATTATTTAGCCCCAACGATGACATTGAAACCAAAGATATACCGGAGGAACCGGCCGAGGCAGGCACTAAAACACCTAGCGAACGGCTGCGCTCCGTCCTGTACGTGCTTTGGGAACAGAGAGACCGCCCCGGCGGTGTATTTGAGCCGTGGCGGATTACCCAAATGGAGAAGCTAATTGAGCACGTTAAGTCTCAGTTAGATAAGGAGTAGATATGCTTGAAAAAATCAAGTGGTCTTGGAGAGTCCTGCGCTCCAGCACCTTTGTAATTGCCACTGAGCAATCAGCGGTATGCAGGATTAACGTACGCGAGCCATATTCGTTTGACACGATAGTGATGCTCGCTGCGCAGTACTCCTCGCTCTTGAACTTTAAGGGCAAGATTGAGGATGTAATCAAGGAACACGAGCAGACTGCGAACAAAGAGTTCGGTATAAGTGCCGAAGACTTTACGCAGGTCATGACTAGGAAACGTAAGGCAAAGAAGGAGTAACACGATGCCTACAGTAACTAGAGACGAAACCACCACTAGTGGGGTGTCTATAGAGAGAACCACTGACTATAAGCAATTCAAGATGCTACATGCCAACCGCGAGCAATCACGGGGACACATTGAAATGCTTAAGAAAGCCTTTGAGGAGGTCGGTAACCTGACCCGAGTGCAGCCATTGTTGGTCAACGACAACATGGAAATCATTGACGGTCAGCACCGCTTTACCGCTTGTAAGGAATTGGGACTCCCAATCTATTACACTGTGGTCCCGGGGCTAGGCGTACAAGAAGCACGCAGCATGAACATCCATCACCGCAACTGGCGGACGGAAGACTATGCTAAGTCATACGCCGATAGTGGCGACAGCAACTACAAGAAATATCTAGAACTCAAAGACGAGTACGGGTTTTCTAACTCAGTAATGTTTGCCGCTTTCAACGAGGGCAACGATAAGGGTGTCTTCAAGGACTTCCGTAAAGGGGAGTTCACCGTGGGCGACCTAGAGAAGGTCATGACGCGGCTAGACTACTTTGCAGAAGTCAGTTCTATACTTGACTTCCACTTTGACCGATACCTAGCCCGAGCCTTAGTACGCCTGCTAAACAACGAAAACTTTGACAGAGACCGGATGCTAAATAAAATAGCTGCGGTCGGTACACTCCAGCGTGACGTGGGGCCGGAAGGCTACCTGCGCCAGCTAGAGGAAATCTACAACCACAAAGTACACGAAGGAAATCGCGTCAGGTTGTTCTAAAATGTAAGGGCGGGGGAAACTCCGCCTGCTAGGTATCTCTGCGAGCACAGGGGTACCTCGCAGGGTGTTCGTGTGAGCTTGCGAGCATGTACAGGAACATCCCGCTGAGGAGTCTATCGGCTTGTGTGTCGTGAGGGTTTATCACCCAATAACCGAATAGTTTACGGTGGAGTATCTACTGGTGATGCAAGCTGATACCTCAGCAAATAGGGGTGCGATAAAGTATTTGGGCGGATTCCAAACCCGCCACACGTGGGGGCAGTACCCACCACCCCTGCCATATGGGCGACTCTGCAAGGACAGTACAACCGGTGAAACTCCGGGGTCGCCCCCTTTCTAGAAGTAAATGAGGAAAAACAAAAATGAGTTGGCATAACGTCAAAATACTCCCAGCCGATAAGGTCTTTAGTGTCTATACCCGCAAGCGTGACGGTAAGTGTTTGCGCTGTGCTAAGCGAGGCACAGGAGCAGACGGCATCCACGGCTTACAGGCTTGCCACTACTATTCTCGGCGCAAATGGAGCGTCCGATATGATGAGCAGAACGTAGATACGCTTTGTATCGCCTGTCATCAATGGAGCCATCGTAACCCGGCTGCATACGAGGAGTGGAAAATACAACAGCTTGGTCAACAGGGGTTTGACCTGCTTACGCTAAGGGCTAATAGCCCCGGTAAGCGCGATGACGCCATGGCCCTAATAGCAGCCAAAGCGCTTTTGTCAAGTCTTGACCGTGCCAACTAATCGCTTGGTAAAATTCATAGGCAATTTAAAAAGGAGCAACAAGAAGCGGCGATACTCCCAACGACAGACCGCCGTGGACGATGGAACGGATGTACCCAACTCCCAAGTACTCCATCAATTTTGATGTAGTGCGTCCGGGGTACTGGAAGAACCAGCCCCGGAGAATAGTACAAAAAACAAAAACGCTAAAGAACAAAACTTTCACCTTGTTTCTTGTAGTCATGTTCATGCTAGCGCCGTGGACCTTCACGCCTAGCCATAGTTCAGGCAAAGTAATCTATGCACAAGAGGGCAAACCCAAGGCGCCGCAGGTTCTTACACCTTTACCGACGCCTGTTTTTGGTTTGGCTAAAGTTACTTTCTTAAAACCGGTAGAGATGCCCAAGTTCAAGGAGGTAGAGGAGATAAAGCCGGTATGGGTCAATAAGTTGGCCCCGATGGGGACTTATGCCTCTACTGATACCTATGCGCCGGGCAACTGCACATGGTATGTCGCCTCTAGACTGTCTATACCCCAAAGCTGGGGCAACGCTAATACGTGGGACGACAACGCCCGCGCAGCCGGTTATACCGTCACTACTGTTCCGCAGCCGGGGGCTATCGGCCAGACCGATGTCGGATGGGCTGGGCACGTAACAGTGGTGGAGAGCGTGAACGGCGACGGTACGGTAACTGTCTCAGAGATGAATGTTTACGGACTGGGCGTAGTGGACACGGCTAACTACCCTGTCGGCTACTTCACCTATATTTACCCTTAAGGAGGAATCATGGAGTTAATAGATATACCCGAACTTAAACTATTTGGTGGACGAGTGCGCTACGTGGACATAATACCGCGTGGAAAATTTCACAAAAACTCAGTGAAACACGTCACAGAACGCCGAAATTGGGTGCGCTACATTAGAATCACGCTTAACTATGGAGGTGCACACTACGTAGAGAAGTAATAGCGGTCATTCATGAATAGGTGAGCGTTTATTGGGAGTGGCGCTCACCTTTTCATAGGTACCAGTACATATCATGGGGGTTCTTGGCGTACTTTGGCGCCGGGAAGCCCATGAGACGCCCGATTGACGGGTATTTGTCCTCATAGTTACGTAATTTGGGGAAGTTTTTGAGTTCCACCTGTTTATTAAGCGCTAGAAGCCCGCCTAGCAGCTTTTCGGTCTCAAAACGGGAAATTTCCGGTCTAATCACGCCTCCGGCTAGGAGGCACGCCATACGGCCTGCACGCAGGCCAGTTTCGCAGTAACCTATGTATTCAATGACGTTGAAAGGTTCGCTCATTTCGTGCTCGCCCCATAGGACTTCGGGGACTTGCTCTAGTTCGTCATCAAAGTCCAGCTCGCGGGCGATGTGCCTGTAGGCTTCTACTTCTGCGAGGTCTACGCCCTGCAACTTTTTATCAGGTAAGGCAACATCTCCGACTACCGCCTCGCCCCAGTCGTGGGTGATAGCGACGTTTTGCAGCAGCGCAGCCTTGCCCAAACGCTCGTGTAAGATAAAGCGCTTGGCAATTTCCAGCGTATAAGGCATGTGGCGCAAGTTATTAACGTCATCTCCAAGCAAGTCTTCCCATAATTGATTTGATGTTTCCTCGGGCTTGAAGTCGCCAAAGCGGATGTTAGCGGCCAGTGTTTGACCGTATTCGCTTGACGCAAAGCGCTCGTGCATAGTAGTTGTGCTCATGTTTGTTCCTCTATTTCTCCCAGTTCCAGCGGGTGACCGCAGCCGGGGCATTTATATTTTTCTAACTGTTCCTCGCGCGTGGCGTAATAGACGATGAAATCTATGATTTCCTCGCCCATCATCTTGCCGATGCCTTTCTTCATCCATAGATGACCACCGTGTTCTAGTTTGCCCTTCTTATACTTAGCTGGCAGGGCGCTGTTAACCCATGCCAAAATACGCTTCACATGAGCGTTATCTTCAGGGGTCATAGTTCGCTCCCCATTGGTCCGGGCGGTATAACAGGTACGATGGGCCGGAGAAACTCACCGCAGTCCTCACAAAGTCCGGAGTGCCAGTAGCGCCTACGGCACAAGCGACAGTACCAGCCTCTTATAATCTTGTCTTCTACATCTTCCACTGTTTGTTTCTCCTTTGTGTTAAATGGGCCTCTATTGTGAGCGGAGGCCCGACGCTTTAATACGCCTAAGCGGCTTGGGGGTTGAGCGGCGGCGGCTTAGGACGGATGAGTTGGGTCAGGTCGCAGACGCGACAGACCCACACGTTCGGCCTTGTCTCCACCATCTCAGGCTTGGTGACGCAGTTGGGACAGGTCATTCTTGCCTCCTTAGGAGCTTGATGTACAGGACATCCAGCATCAGCTTGATGTCACGCAGTAGCCGCATGACTACCAGCCCTTGACGAGGCGGTAGATGGCGGCGAGCATTAGGCAGGGCATCAGCAGGAGATTGAAAACTCCCCACAGAAGCAGCCCGATGGCTTGAACGCCGTAACGGACTTGGCGCAGGAACCGGCGCCACCTTGGCAGCGGCTTGCGCAGAGCGTAGTGCGACATTGCTCACCTCCTAGACGTATGGTAAAGTTCTAGCCATGTCTTTATAACTGGCTAGGTGCGACTCAGGACGTGAGGTTTTGGTTTTGCACACACATCTGTCTAGATTGTTTGTAGCGGCCGCCGAAGCTAAGAGATTCCCGAGTCGCGCCTAATCAGTTATCACTCTCACCATCGGCGCTCCTTGGGGAGTAGACCTTTCCCCTAAACATTGCCCGATACCCGTTGAAGGTATCTATCACAACCTGCTCTACGTGTGCGTTGCCGTTGTCATGCGTAATTATCAAAAAGCCGTGCTGCCAGTTCTCTTGGTGGTTGCCGACCGGCTCACCCTCTAAGTCATAACCGGTGTGGATGCCCGGCACGTGCTTGTCCAGACGCGATAGCGTGCCGGAGCCGAAGCTGTGTCGGTAGGTGGCGTCGTCACGGAAGTTCACCGTGTCCATCTCGTGATTCAGTCTGTGGGTGTGCCCATAAATGGTGGAGATTTTCTCCGAGTTCATAATCTTGCGGGCTTCGTTGCGACCCGTCTTATCGCCGTGAATAATTTGCAGGTTATCGGTCACCCAGTACCGGTTGTTGGGGTAGCCGGGCAGATACTCTACGTCTACCGACGCGAGGCCGACCATTCTTGGGACGCTCACTAATGGGTCTCCGTTGAGGTCATCGGCTGGTCGCAGGCGCCAATTAGCCTTGTGGTTATTAAGGATGTCGTTGGGCAGCCTACGCTCATGGTTGCCCTCAAGATACACTATTTTGGCGTGGGGGGCTAGTGTCCGACAAGTCCTGAAGAAGTCAAGCGCTTGGACCAGAGCGGCTTGGGTGGCATCTTTGTAAATTTCACTACCAACGTACTTGGAATAAGCCGTCAAATCCAGCGCATCGCCTAGCTGCACAAGGTTGTCTACCCTTTTAAGGTCACCGAGGATTTGATAATAAACGTCAAGGGCTTTCTCGTCCACGAACGGGAACTGGATGTCTGGTACGACGACTGTAGTTTCGGGGTAGAGCTTCCACGCTTCGGGAGTTTTGCGCCGCTTGAGTGGTTTCTCCAGCCGGATGGCGTGTATTGGTTCCCACAGCGGGTCGTGGTCAAAGGTCACCTCAAAGCGCTCGGAGTGTAGTTGGTGGGTTTGTGCCTCACCGTCCTTGTCTTTATAACCCATTTGATAATCAGAGAAGCGGGCTTTATCAACTGAACCGTGTTCGTTGAGAGCTTCTTGGAGCTTTTCGTGATAGCGCAGATGCTCCGGTGGCACCTGTAGTGAGACTAGATTTAGGGCCGCACCACCGACTTTGGGCGCTACCTTGCGACGGCGCTCTGATACTCGCTCGCGCTCTTTATCTGGCCCTTCATAGGGCGTTTGGCGTTCGGGACTCACGACGAACTCCCTTCTGAGTTTTTTGCGCCGTACACGCAGACCTTCCCAGCCAAGGGCGTGGTCGCCCCAATAGTCACGGTCACAGTAAATGTACCGAAGTTCTTTAGGTGCGAGGTTAAAGAGGTTCCAGAGGTCATCGGGAGAGTCACGCCAAGACATTTCATGATACTTAACCTCCGTTATCTGCTTCTGTGTGTTCATATCTTTCCCCGTGGGGCAAGAACTCCCGCATATCTTCTTCGCTAGGAAGGGTATATGGCGGGAGCCTATCTAAAGTGTCATGTATTTTTCTACAGGCGCGTACGTGGTTGCGCGGGTCTCTTATAAAAGCCAGCTCTAGTGCAGTCTCACCGAGCCGTTTCGGGTATATGTGATGTTTGGTTAGACGGCAGCCTTCCGGCGTTTCCCGATACTCGCAAGTTTCGTTATTGGCCGGACAAGGTATTTCGTGGAGGCGAATAGGAGGCATCCTATTCTCTCCTCTCTCCTAGCTCCCTATCCCGTGGCGGATGCCCATGGCTAGTAGAGCAGCTTCAATTTTCATCCAAGCTGAACCCCAGTCATTGTTCTGGAGACCGTCAACGCCGATAGCTAGCAGGATTGAACCAGCACCGATGATATAAGTTTTCCTGCCTTTTAGGACTTCCCAAATGGCACGGAGTAAACCGATGTCTTCTAACATTTTTATTTAGCCTTTCCTTTGACCCTCTTTAGACGAGGATTTTTTCTTTTTGCTGCGGCTGATGCACCGCGAGAACGAGCCGCTAAAATAGCCCTCGCTCTTTTAATGGGCAGGTTTTCGTCGGCGGCTATCTGTTGTGATACCGCCTTGAATCCCGGGTGAGCGTTCATTAGACGTTCGCTCCGCCTGAGTGCGACTTGGCGTCAGCACTAGGTGTCTTGGTAGTCTGGTTGGTCTTAGCCGTCATCTGCGTTTCGGCATAGATAACAGCCTGCTCCAACACGGAGTCGTTGTGATACTTCGCAACTGTCACGTCAATATTGAGCGCAGCAGCCCGAAGCTCTAACTCTTTTCTGCTCGGCATTTTGTGTATCTCCTTTTTATTTTTTTAGGTACAAACTGATTGTACTATTTTTTAAGTTTCTTGAACAGGTTGAGTATCAACGCCTTAATCGTCCCTAGTAATTTGAGGATGAGGTTGGTGTTGCCCTCTATGCGGTCAAGTTGCGACGGTACGGGCGCCGGTGTTGGTGCGGGCGCTGGAGCCGGTGCCGGAGTTGGTGCTGGAACAGGCTCAGGTGCAGGCGCAGGCGTTGGTTGAGGGGCAGGCGTAGGCGCCGGAGCTGGCTGCGGAGCTGGCTGTGGCGCGGGGGCCGGGCTGGGTGCAGGTTGTGGTTGTGGTTTTCCATATCTATCAAAGAAGTCTATTGACGGCGCAAAGAAGCCGTCCATATCTACACTACCAGCAATACCGGCAACGTGTCCATTGTCGGCGTACTGCTGGATGGCGCAGAAGCTCCAGTATTTCATCTGAACAATCAGGTTGGGGTCACCGTTCCAATCAGCCAGCCAGAGGCCGTAGTTAGCAGCCGCTACCTTGGACCAATCCTTTGTCAGCATCAGGTTTTGGTTCATGTAAATCATCGGCTTAAAGCCAATCAATGACTCTAGGCGCTGTAAGAACTGTAGGCACCAGTCAGGATTCTTGGCGTTATTCCACTCGGCGTCCAGTACGACCACTTCACCGGGGACTAGGTTGGTAAGACACTGTTGGTAGAAGTAATTGGCTTCAGTAATAGCATCTGTTCCGCCACCAAAGTGGTAGATGCCGCGGTGCATATGCGTCCGGCGTGCTTCAGCGTGGTTTCTAAGGAACTTGCTATCGGCGTACAAGCCGTCATCGGCGCCGGTTCCTTTATATATGACAAAGCTAACGGCGTTCTTTAACTGGTCAAAGTCTATGTCTCCCTGCCAGCGCGATACGTCTACTCCTATAAATGTACTCATTATTAACCTCCTATTACTTTTATGTGATTACCGACAATTAAAGCCAAGCCCGCCATTACCACGGCTCCGACTACCAGCCGTACCAGCCAAGTGTTCCAGCCCTCTAGTTTAGTGATGCGGTCACCTAGCTCCTTATGGGCGGCGTCACCCCCCTTGATAAGCTCGGCTAGCTGTTCGTGGCTAACGAAACCGTCTCTTAAAGTATCTAGTTTGTTTTCCAGCCTTAAAAAGCCCTCGGAGGTCGCCTTCTCTAGTTGGCCCACCCGATAAGCAAGGACTGGGTGGGTGTCGTCCGGTGCTGGCATCGCACTTGCCTCCTTGTTTATTTGTCTATCTGTCTTAGCCATTATAGAAACGGCGCGAATCCGCCGACCCTCTGAAAGTTAACGTCTGCTACCTTGAAGCTGCCGGGGTTAGTCTCGGCTTGCCATGCAAGGGCGGTAAAGTTCACATATAGACTGGTGAGCGTAATCGGGTTAGCCACTGAGAAAAAGGCGTTCCAAGTCTTGCCGTCAGTAGAAGTCTCCCAAAAGGTCGTGCCGCCTGATTCTCGGATGCGTAGCCACTTATGGTTGGTGGAGCTATACGTGGCGCTGTGAAGGTTCGTCTGGACTCCAGCGACCTGCTTCATAGCGTATAGGTTGTTATTCTCAAACTGGAACTGGACGGCGTTGCTTGGGGCTACGCCGGTCTCTTGCTGCAAACTGAATATACCGTCGGCTCTGGTCGCCGTGTTAGGTACAGTTACGGCTTGAACTTGGCAGTAGCTACCAGTCAGGTCGTAGTTGTTTACGCTGGTGATGTCGGCATCGGCACCCGGGCTAGAAGCGGCCGGGAGATTCAGGGAGGCGCCGGTAGCGTCGTAGGTAGCCGTGGCTGAAAGGTCTAGGTTCTGTACCCATTTGGCGGTATTGCGGGAGGTGTTCCGCAAGGCGTCAAAAAACATTTCCATCTTGCTTACTGCCATACGTCCTCCTAGAAGTTATTTAACTGCGATACGTTATCCCATTTACCATCAGCGGCGTTATAAATGAAGCCGAGGTACATAGTTTTGTTAACAGTCGTCGCAGACGGCGCGGGCAGGTCAGAACTAAAGCGATAAATGGCGTTGAATGAAAGGGTACGAGAAGTGCCGTTATCCTTTATGCGAAGGACTAAAATCTGTCCGTCGGCAGGCGTTCCGCTGGGAGCGGCTATCGTGGCGCCTACGGCTAAGGCAGTCACGTTATATTCATCAACCGTGTCGGAGGTCGGGGTAATGGTCGCGCCGGACGTTACCGAGCCAACACGTTTCTGAATCTTCTTATTAGTTAGGGTCTGAGTAGCTGAAGGAGTAACGACAAATGAGGTGTTGTGAGTGCCGTCTTGGTTGTGCTCTACCAGTATGCCTTTGCGCATAGACATGATGTCGGCGCTAGAGACGTATTGGGAGACGGTCGCACCGTTAGAGTGCGCCGCAGCAGAACCCAGAACTCCTCTGACGCATGAGGTTAGCTGGTTGGTGGCAGTCGCCACAATGCCGTAGACTAACTCAGCGGTAGAAGCGCCGGGGTCAATCCATAAAAAGACGCTCTGGCCGTTGCTGAAACCAGCAACCGAGTTGAGTGTGATAGTCGTAGAGTTATTAAGAATAGAGCCGTTAAGGGAATCAGAGAAGCCCTTTTGTACTGCTACAAAGTAGTTGCCGGTTATTCCTGAGAGGTCTGGTGCTGACATGTTTTTGTTTTACCTTTTGATTTTAGGTTTACTTTATTATTCTACCTACGATAGCTTCCACTGTCTAGGTTTGCCGGTACGCGTAGGTGTTCCGTTTATCTGTAGTGTCCGCAGCGCCGAGTAGGTGGTGTTCTTGGAGCTGGATGTCAGACGGTACTGGTAGTTATTCAGTTCCTTGCCGATACGGAAGTAGCGCTTGACCGAACTTTCGGAGAACGGCGTAGCTACCGCCGATAAATCATCATAGGCGGTGCTGCCATAGGCAAAGGTGTCATACCCGAGGTTAATGTCTGATTGGATGGTCAGGGTCTTGGTCTTTTGCGTTCTAAAGCCGCGAGAGCGGTCAGTACCGGCCAGCTCAATGTTGATTGAACCGGTGGGGTTAGAGAACTCAACCTCGGCTTCTTCTACCTGCATCCAACCGAAGCGGTTTTTGTCGTCCACTGAATTAAGCCCAGTGGTTAGAATGTGCTCGTAGCCGGTGCCATAGTCACCCAAGATGTCGGCGGAGATTTGGGTGAACTTATCATCACCGGTCTTCCAGCCGAGCAGGTGGCGTGTGCCTAGGGTGTCGGTGTACTGGAAGAAGCGCTCAAAGCCGACAGTGAAAGCTTCGGGAATCCACGGCTTGAGTTTCTTTTCGGTGTCGTAGATTAGGGTCATATTATTAGAAGTAGAAGTACCAGTCGGGTAACTCATGAACAGCTTACCGTCGTGGTACACACCGGCAATCTTGGAGGCGGCTGACTGGTTAATGTTTTTTAGTGTCGGGCGGATGTTACTGGAGACTTCATCGGTGGAGAGAAGGTTAAGATACTGCGCTCGGCTGCCAAGGTTATAGAAGGCTTGGCTGTTGGGGTAAATGTAGTCGTTAAGCACGTTGACAATACCAAACGGCGCATTAGTGCCTCGGGAGCCGGGGAGTTTATAGGCATTAGGCACAGTAAAGGAGACATCGCCAATGGTTTGGGTGTCCAACCCGATTTGCCAGACATCGCCAAGGCCATCGGCGCTTCGGCGCCAGATAGTCGCAAAAGGCGTGCCTTTACCGTCACGGTAGTCTTCCATACCAACCGGGTGGTAGCGACCACCTTTTTGCAGAATAATCCACGAACCGTCATAGGAGGTAGAGAAGTAGCCTAGGTACGCCCCGGAGCCGCTCCACCAAATCTTGTCGTCTGAACCACCGCAGAGCCAAATTCGGTTGCCGATAATAGATATGTAGGGCGCCAGCGGGCCGGTTGAGGTGTTGTCTGTCGGGGCGGTGATGGAGGGTATCATCGGCATAGAGCCGTTATCTACATAAGAAGTGGTAGCCGCTGGTACGGAGGCAATATATATCGGGTCTTCACCGGTGTTAGTTGTGATGAAGATGTCCCGGCGGGTAGCTCCTGAAGCCGCAGCCGGTATAGTCAGTGTGATGTAGTTGGAAGCGTCCCAACGGCTGCGGTCTTTGGTAACTGCGATAGCTGAACTCAATGGTGCCTTTGTTGTAAATCCTACAGTGTTTACATCTGAGTAGGTGTAATAATAGTTGAAACCTGCGCCAGCCATACCGGTAACTGCACCGGTGATAGCCGAGGCCGGGTTACTCATAGCGGTGTAGGTAGCTAGTGTAGTCGTGCCATCATAGCGGGCGATAACATCGGTGCCATTAACGACATAGGTGTAACCGCCAATCTGTACCGAGTCGCACTTCTTACCAACTGTGAAGGTCCCGCCAGAGCAAGAACTCCACGTCGTACCATTGTCTGTAGAGCGATAGAAAGTACCGTTTATAACCATCCATAGGTGAATAGCCCCGGCAGATGTCTCGTGCCAGCCACCGCCGTCTACAGATTTACCCGCTGATGGTGAAGTACCGTACCAGTCAGTACCCCAGCGGGTTCCAGCGGCACCATCCTCAAACAGCATACCGTTTTGCAATTCAGCTAGAGCATCCTTAGGCAGGTTAGATTCATTTATAACAGTAATCACACCGCGGCCAAAGCCGTGCTGCGAAAGTGTTTCTAGGCCCGGGGCTGATTGCGGAAGTTGAAGATTACTTATCTGTACCATGGCTAAATCCCAAATCCGCCATCACCAGACGAATCAGGGACATGCCAGTTGTTGTAGTTGGTGCCAGCGGCGTTATCGTTAATCATATTAGCCAGTACCATATCGGCGTCTTTTCTGGCCGTCTGGTAAGCGGGCCAGTTAGCCGAGTTACGGAACCGGTTAGCCAACATATCATGGACGCAGAAGTTGGGGTCGCCCATCTCTATTAAAGTAGTGCCGTCCTCAGTAGTTGCCAGAGTAGTTGGCTTCTTGTAATACATATACTCCAAGGTATAACCACTTTCACTGGAGGTCGGAGACGGGTTAATGTGCAGGACGAAACCATTATTGGGGTCGCCAGTAAACCACGCGTATTCGCTGGACTCGGTGTAAAGCTGGGTCTCATAAGGCTGGAGAACCTTTAAGCGCTTCTGCTGGTTACCGCTGGAATCCTTAAAGTAAACCCAGCCGCCGGGCTTGCGGAAATTACTCGGGGCGTCGTAATCAACTACACCGGTAACAACAGTTGTATCGCCATCGTCAGCATCAGAAAGCTGTGCGAATAGCTCGTTCCAAAGTACAGCATCCACTCTGTCCCAGCGGCGTATAGACTGGTTACATAGCTGAATAGCAATCTTCCACTCATCATCAGAGGTGTCAGGAATATCACTATCGCCCCTAAACTGCGTGTAGTACTCGTTAAAAATCTCTTGAAACGTCATTGTCCAATCCCCCTAACTGAAACGGGCAGTTGCGCCGGGAACTTCATCGGCATAAGCGGCCACATGGAAGGCCCATAATAAGGGTCTGAGTAAAAAGCCCCATCATTTAGGTCATAGTTCCAAGCTGACTGAGGTGGGTGCAGAATACCCATCCGGCTGCGGAAATAGAGGTCAGGACCGACCGGTGTGCGCATGTTGCCCATGGCCGCCTGTAAGTTAGCCCAGCTACCTTGTGGTATTGGATGGTCGCCACCGACATCAGAGATTCTGATTGGCCCGACTTGGCGCATTGAAGCCGCCGGTTGAGCCGCGGCTGCGGGTTGCAGGAAAACGCCTTGGGGCAATGGTGCGCCAACGCTAATCTGTCTATTGTCCGATTTATTGTTTATGCCAATATTCATTTTTATTTTTAGGTTGTGTTTTTAATTATGGACACTTTAATCTTACCACGTTTTGCCCCTCGCAAGGCAACCTTACGACCACCAGCGCTGACTCTAGGCCGTCTGACATTAGGCTTATGCGGTAAGGTAGCGCCATGCTGATATTTGCTAACCGAGATAGAACGCGCTCGTCCACCGCCACTGGAGCGTCGTGTGGAGCTGCGACGACGGCTGCCAGAGCCGCCCGAGCTTGAGCCTGAACCGCTCTTACCGATGGTCAAGGTGATGGTACCGTACTTATTGCGGAATTTGTGGCTGGTAATCACACCGGCATTATATAGCGCATCATCCATGGCTATTAAGTCGTTAAATAGCGCCTGTGAGTTGGGCTGGGTCGCTAGATAAGTCTCAATCTCGCCCTTAGTCCGGCCGTATAGGTGTCTGTCGGATTCGGGGTAAACAGAAAGCGTCTTGGAGCGGTCAAGCTTCTGCTGGGCTTCCTGTAACTGCGAGTCGTCAGTGAACTTACCGAGCAGTTTGTCTTCCTCAAACTTAGCTTGGTCATAGGCGTACTGAGCACCCGGCTCGCGGGCGAACACCTTGTTCTTGCCTTCAGCCGTTAAGTGGTCAAAGTAGTCCAGTACTTTAGTAGACTGCGGGCTTAAGCCTTGCGGGTGTAACTTATTAGGAGCGTAAGCCGTCTGTAGAGCCTGCTCCTCCTCGTAGTAGCCGCGGGCTTGCTTATTAACTTTAGCCAAAGCCAGCTTTTGCTCTGCGCTAAGGTCATTCCACTTCATCTTCTGGCCGTTGATATTAACCACGGCCTCGGCCATACCTTCCTTAATCTTGTCGGATGTTTTCTGAGGATTGCCCAAAGCCGTATTGGCTTGCTGCGAAGCGGTTGGCCGGTAGGTCTGGACGCCTACACCGAAGGTACCCGGTAGAGCCGCTTCTAAAGCCGCTTTGCCTGTAGCTTTGAGTGCGCTATCACCACTTTGCATGGCATCTTTGCCTAGTGAGTAGGTATCTTGGACGTTTAGCGGGATGACTAGACCGCTGGCTTCTTTAAGTCGGTCAATACCACTCATCGGTTTGCCGGAGATGTCTTTGCCCTGAATCTGGCGGATGGTTTCAGCAATTACCGGTGCCAGTTTGTTCTCAACCGTCCGGCCGACAATACTTAACCTGTCAAGTTTTCCGTACTTGCCGGAGTTGAGGTCGGTTATCTGGCCGGTAGAGGAACTCTTGTACTGACCTGATAGTTCGCGCCACGCAAGCACTAGGTTCTGCTGAAGACCGCCCATGATGTCATAACGGGTGTTGCCAATCTTAATTTTGCCGAAGTCGGATGAACGCATGTCGGTCTCAACCGTAGCGCCAGCCGCGGCAGCGGCGGCCAGTGTCACCCCCACTAGAGTACCGAAGCTAGCCGTAGACTGAACAGCCAGTTTAAGCGCCACCGGGTTTTTGCGCAGCGCGGCATAATACAGCGGGTTAATAAGGTCTAGGCGGGACTTCCATAGGCGAGCCGAGAACAGGGTCTTACCGAGTATCGGTGCGGCTTTCTCAAACCAGCCGCCCTCACCGCCGTGACCACGACCCGTACCGGTGTTAATAACTCGGCCGAGCAGTTTAAGCTGCTTGGTGTTCCATGCATTTTCAATAGCGTTGACTCCACCTTCGCCGTCCACGATGCGCTTGAATATCTGCATCCTCATGTAGGAGGCGGCGATACTAAAGGCTCTGTCTGAGCCGCGGACAATGGCTCCGGCGCCAAGCGGTAGCTTCTCCGCCAGTTGTGGGTTACCGAAGATTTCCTCGCTCTTACCAAAGACTGCTTCTAAATCAACCCCGGCGCGCTTAGCAGCTTCTATAAGCGGTATACCGTTACCATCAGTTAGCCCGGCCAGTTCTTGCTTCATCGCCTCAAAGAATTTGGGGTCAACGGCTGAGCGGGCACCAACGGCCTGAGCCTTAGCCCAAATGCCGGGAAATCTTGAACCCAAGACCATACCTTGTCGGAGGCCGAAGCTAAGGTCGGTGGAGGCCATGATGGCCCTCGGTAAGCTGACTACGCCCGAACCGAAGTCCATCGCCTTGTTCCAAGTGGAAGGGTTATCTATTAAGGTCTTAAGACCAGCGATGTTTTCTTCCTTGGCAGCGCCGTCGGGCATCTTGTTGATTTTCTCAACCATCTGTTCAATCTGAGAGACCTGTTCCTGAGTCACTTGTTTACCTTTAAGGTCAGCGACTTTCATAGCTCTTGATACAGCGCCTTCAGGAGTCAGCAGGTCTTCGTGCAGAGCGCGCATACCTTGACCGAGGTTAGTAGCGTGGCCTTGGAACTCGGCCATTACTGAGTTGGGTGATTCACCGGACTTAGCTATCTGGTGAGCTATAACCCTGCCAAGCGCCACATGGGCGTCCGGGTTAGTCGTCTTAAGAGCACCGCTGAAGAACACGTCACGGGCCAGTTGCGGGTTATCGTTAGCCAACCGCCGAGCAGCGGTTCGCAATATATTTTGGTTATGAACTTCGTGGGTTAGCGCGCGGAGATGCTGCGTAGACTTGCCCGGGAAATCACCGTTGCGCATAGCGTCCAAAAGCGCTGACTGGTTTTGGGCCTTTTTGCCGGTTGTCGGGCTGAGCAGTTCTTTGGGCACCTCTGTTGGAACAGATTGTGCGACATTGGGTTTTTCAACTTGGGCTGGTACTTTTACCCCTGTTTCTGCTGGTGCCACTGGTGTACTTTCAACAACGGGCTGTTTGGAGGCTTTAGCCGCCCGGCGCTCAATCGCAGCAACCATCTTTTGATTCTTCTTAATAAAGCGGTTATCTAATTGGTCCATGGCTGCCGCTCGGCCAGCCGGGTCGTTAACGAACTGTCTTAATACTTGGTTGCGGGCGCGCGCGTACTGAAGGACCATTTTAGCGTGGCCTTCAAGGACTGCTGGAGTGTGTTCCATAGTAAAGGTAGTCGTGCCTTTGGGCAGCAGCTTCATCTCAGGAGCACGGGTTAAATCAGCAGCGGCTTTAGCGCCAGCTTCGGCTTTGGAGATGTTCTCCATACCGCTTCTAACGGCGGCGTTGTTAGCATCTTCCAGCGCACCAGAGTTAATAACGTGCTGAGACACGACATCTAAGAACTTGGACTGGGTACGGTTAGGCAAAACAGCGTCAGTCAGTAATTTAGCTGCTCGCATGGTCGGAGCAATACCGGCTCCGGCTGCGCCTAGGCCAGCTCCAGCCACCCGTCCGCCGACATAGCCCTTTACAGCGCCTTTAACTATTTCTTTATTACCGGCGCCTTTACTCATCGGCTCAGCGGCGCCACCGGCTGCGCCCAAACGGCCACCGACTTTAGAACCGGCTTTTGCAGCAGATAGTATCTTAGCGCCTAGCCCAGCGCCTTCCTCTACAGCCTTGGCTCCTTTAGCTACCGGGATTACCCAAGCTGGGCCGTCTAAAAAGCCGCCGACAATGTTGCCGACACCTCTTTTGATACCGCCGTCTTTAACATCGCCGCCGAGAGCCGACTGTGCATTGAATAGCTGGGAAATACCATAGTCCATCCTGAACGGGAAGTTCAGGGCGTTTCTCAAAGTACCCCGTCCGAAGCCATGCAAACCTAAGCCAAATACCTCATAGGGTGCGTAGTGCGGTGCTGGTGGCTGGCTCCAAGTCTGAGCCGGGCCAGCATAGCGAGTAATAGTCGTCCCGCCATTAGGGCCGGGAACATATATACCCCTTGGGTCAGGAGTATTGTTTACGACAAGTGGCTGCTGCTGAACATTATTGCTAACAGTAAGATTTGGTAGCGGTGTGTTCGGCGCTAGTTTAAGCGGTCCCATTTAGGCACCTCCTAAATCACCGCAGGCTGGGTGTCTCTACGTCCTGTAAATATAGGTAGAGGAGCTGTTTGTGATATTGGCGCACCGCTCCAGTTCGGTGAAGCGATGGAGAAGTCGTAGCTACCGGGTGCCGGGGTACCAGCGGCAAATAGCTTAGCCGCAGTTTGCTCAGCCGAGTCGGCTGATTCTGGCTTAATCGTTCCCATCTGGTTACTCAGCCATGAGTCAAGAGCCTGTAGTTTAGCTTGTCCGCCAGTGATGATGTTGGAGCGAATGCCAGCTACATCTACTGGCGATAGACCGGCGTAAGCGGCGTCAGCGCCAAGCTGCTCTAGGCGCATCTGAGTGTCGTTAGAAATACGGTTAATGCTGTCGGAGATAAAGCCATGAAGCTGTCGGCCAGTTTCACCCGTGCTGGCGTTGAGGTTGTCTTGCTTGGTCTTTAAGTTGCGAGTATCAAGCGTGAAGCCCTGCTGAATCTGGCCGTAACCCTTTTCACCTTGGCGAGCGTAAGCTTTAGCACCGGCTTCTGAAGCACCGGAGTCAGAGGCGTTACGGTTAGCCAGACCAATGCCGAAGGATTGGATGCCTTGTCTAATGGTGTCTAGCAAACTGTGGATTGAACTTAGTCGGTTCAGCGAAGCATCCTCCATACCCTGATTGATGGAGGTCTGAGAAGCACGGGCGTCGTTTAGGAAAGGATTGGCCTGATTTTGGAAGGTCGTAGACGCATCAGAAAAAGCCTGACCTTCACCGGTTTGGATGCCCGAGACAGCCGCGTTACGCTGGCCGATTAGAGCATTGCGGTTAGCGGCTTCAGCCGCCGAATAGAAACCTACACCGTCAGCCGAGTAATAGACTTTAGGCGGAGGAGGTGGTGCAGCGGCCGGAGCTGCTGCGCGATAAACCGGCGTAGCCGCATACGACATGACATTAGTCGCGGGCTGTAGCTGTGGCATTTGCCTTGGCTGTGGCTGCGGGGATGCCCCACCTACTTGAATATTGCCACCGCCTTGTACTTGTAGTGAGCTAGGAAACATCGTCTACCTCCTAGTCGTAAACTACGGTTATATCAGAGGCCGCAGCCGTTACTACCGTTAGTCCTGTTACAAAACGAATCCCTTGAAGATACGTGCCTTCTGCGATAGATGCTTTGAGTGTACCTATTTTGGTGCCGGAAGCCGCGGTGTTGTCATAGACTGTGATGCTACCAGCAGCAGTCGTATTGACGCAAATCCGCTTAAGCGTACCCGGGCGGCTAACCACAACAGTAGTAGTCGCTGTGGTAATGTTTTTGCCTTTTCCAGTGTCCATTTTATTTTTATCCTTTTATTTTTATTATTTACTCTTAAATAATACCACTTAACTTATTGGCGCTCTAGCGGAGAATTTTTGCTGGTTGTAGAGAATCTCAGAAGTGCCGTCTGCATAGGTGACCTTAACATCGGCTACATAGGCCCCGGCGGTCGGAATATCTGTTGCGCCACGAACATAGGTTATGATTCCGCCCACGGCGTTAGTAACTGTGCAAGGCGCGTTAGATACAGTAATAGTACCGGTGCCGAGATTCTTTATGGTTAAGGTGACTGAGCAGCCAGTTAAATCAATAATCGTGCCTTCGCGTTCCAGAGTTAGGACCACGGGCGGGGCGGTGTTACCGGCGACTGTCTTGATAGTTGTACTTGCCATGTTTTTGTTTTAATCCACTGTTTTATTAGTACTGTTTGTTTCTACGGTGCCAGAGCTATTTTCGCTCTGCAACGTACCAGCGGTGCTGGAGCTTTGCGCTGCTTTCATTGTATCACTTGTCGCCACTTCCGCAATCTCATTGGTTGACTGGATAATCTTACTGGTGGAGGTGTCTTGTTGAGTTTTCTCGGTTTTAAACGTACTGAGGATTCTGGTAATGAACTTAAAGCTCGGCGGCTTGAAGAACAGAAAATCGCCAACGAAGCTAAGCGCAGCCGTAAACGGCGTCTTTATGACTTTACGGCTGATAGCCCCGACAAAGGAGATTCCGCCGCTGAGAACTTTTCGGGTGGCCTTCTTAAAAGCTCCACTAAAGCTCAAACCCCCAGTTAGATTCTTGCGAGTAGATTTATTCATTGCTCCGCTAAAACTTAGGGAGGCCGTCAGACTGCGCAGGAAAACGCTGTGGTTGGCCCAAGCGCCCGTAAAACTTAACGCCCCCGTGAGACTGACGAAATAGCGCCTAGCGGTAGCAAATGCCCCGCTGAACGAAAGGCCCCCTCCAAGTGTCTTGTTAGTGAGCTTCTTAAAAGCGCCGGTGAACGACAGGCCCGCGCTAACGGCTCGTTTGGTTAGCTTGTTAAACACACCAGTAAACGAAAGGGTAGCTGTTTGGCTACGGAAGGTCTTTTTATTAAATGCCCCAGTGAACGATAGCGCCGCGGTAAATACCTTGGTGTGGAACACTCCGGCCGTTATAGCCCCCACGAAACTCAGTACTCCAGTGAATGAAGTCTTTATTGTCTTTTTTACTACGCCACCGATAAAACTAAGGCCACCGGTTAGATTACGCTTGACCAGTTTAACTAACGAACCTGTAAAGCTAAGGCCGCCAGTTAATGCTCGGCTAGTCTTTTTACTGAGCGCCCCAGTAAAACTCAACCCGCCAGTTAATGAACTGGTATAAGTAGTACCGCCAGCGCCAGAACTGTCTAATTCAATCGCCACTGAACCCCATACGCTAGGTGACTGTGCCCCCCAAGTAATCGTTGAGCTGGTGATGCCACCTTCTACGAAAGCCGATATAAGGCTGGTGGCAGGAGTAGCATAGGCATTTATCTGAGGCATTGCAAAACCGACGGGAGCAACAGTATTGGCAGCGGTTGTGGTGTTGGTGGTGTTCAATACGGCGGTTATTACTGGGTTAGGATTAGTAACTGGGTTAGTGAAAGCCGGAGCTGGGGTTCCTGCCGCAGCTTGGTTGGCTTGGGAAGCACTTTGTAGTATCGCCGCTGAGCCAGTCTTGCTCATACCGGAGACCCTATAGACAGTTAATCCGCCGCCGGTTGTCGTGCCGGGAGCGTCTGTAAAGGTTGTTGAGGTGCCCGAACCGACAAGAGAATTTCTAACCCAAATTTCCACAAGGTCAGCGCTGGTATTTTTAAGCGCATTAACGGCAAGGGTATAAGCACCATTACCATCAGAGTTATTGTCGGTTGGTGCGTGTGAAGTAGCATTACCGGTAGCAGCGCGGATTATCACTATCAAATCATTAACCGCCGGGGTTGCGACGACGGTATGTGTCCCCGAAGTGGTGTTAAAAGTAGTCCCAGCGACGGTGATTTGGCATGTCCTAGAAAAAGCAGCAGTATCGGCAAAAGTGACAATAGATGAGATAACCGGAGTGCTGGAGCCTGTCGCCGTAGCGCTATACGTCCCCGTAGCCGAGACAATCTGTTCTTCGGCATCCATCGTGCCGCCGGAGGCTAGGATGTGCTGGGCGTTGCTATAGCCCGAACCGGCGGTAATGGCCGAACCAGCGCTAGTCGCGAAACCTCCTAGTAATAATTCGTTGGCGAAGGTAGTGGTAGAAGTAGCGCCCGAGTTATAAGCCGTGGTTCCGGTCTGCCTGACCGAGGCGGTCTTATCAAAGGCGGCATAAGCCGCTAGTCCGGCAACCTCATAAGCGA